CTACACGTTTTTCTGTAGAAGAGGAAGGCGAAGGAGAGGAAAAATGAAATATTTTTTAATGGTGAATAACCATAATTATCCTTGTAGAAAAAGATACTTCAACACAGAAAAAGAAGTATATACTTTTCTCAAATTTCTAAAAAGAGAAGGGCCCGTAGATAAAAAGGGAAACATCTTGCCCATGAAAAACGAGAAGGATTATTTAATAAAACATGTCAGCATTATTAAAATCGATGAAAGCACGCTTCCATATTATAGAACTATGTTTATATCATCAACAGGAGACTATTTTCCAGATGAACTCGATAAAAAACAAGTTATAAAATACTTAAAAAAAAGCGGCCTTAGTCAAAAATCTATAGAGTCTTATTTAAAAAAGGTTTGTAAAAAACCGGAAGAATTAAACGAATATTTAAAAAAAATAAATCAAACAAAAACGCCAATAAAGTCGAAGAGAAGGCCAAGGGGAAGACCAAGGTTAAAGAAAAAAATCACAGAAAACAAAAATGGCTCAAACGCTAAATATAAAGCTGCCGCATAATTTTATTCCAAGAGTTTATCAACTCCCTCTTTTTCGGGCCTTGGAAAGCGGAAAGAAAAGAATGGTGTGTCTCTGGCATCGTAGAAGCGGTAAAGACATCACTTCTCTTAATCTTACCATACAGCAAATGGTGCATAATGTAGGGGTCTATTTTTATATTTTTCCTACCTATAATCAGGCGAGAAAAGTTATCTGGGACAGTCTCACGCATGAGGGAAGGCGTCTTTTAGACTATTTTCCAAAAGAACTAATAGAAAATATAAATCATAGTGAGATGAAAATTCGGCTGCTTAATGGATCTCTATTTCAGCTAGTTGGTTCTGATAACTACGACGCTTTGATGGGAACGAATCCTAAAGGCGTCGTTTTTTCTGAATACGCTCTACAAAATCCAAAGGCTTATGAATATATAAAACCAATTTTAACAGCAAATAAAGGGTGGGCTATATTTATCTCCACCCCTCGAGGTAAAAATCATTTTTATGAGCTATGGACAATGGCGCTAAAGAATAGAGATTGGTTTTGTGAAAAGGTGACAATAGACGATTCAAAATTTATATCAAAAGAAGATATAGAAAAAGATATACAAGAAGGAATGTCGGAAGAAACGGCAAATCAAGAATATTTTTGCTCTTTTTCAAAGGGCGTGGAGGGAACATATTATGGTAAATTGGTTAATAAATGTTATTTCTCAGGTAGGATCTCTAAAGTACCTTATGATCCTGCTTGTTGTGTTGATACTTTCTGGGATCTTGGTTTTGGCGACAGCACTGCTATTATATTTGTCCAACAGGTTGGCAAAGAAATTCATATCATCGACTGTTATGAAAATTCCGGAGAAGGGCTCTCTCACTACGCAAAAATCCTGCAAGAAAAAAAATACATCTACGGCTCCCATTTCGGACCCCATGACATCGAAGCCGGAAGCCTCTATTGGGGAAAAAGCTTAAAGAGCTATGCCAAAGATTTAGGGATAAATTTTATAACGATTCCAAGACAATCTATAGAATATGGAATCGAATGTGCAAGATCGATTTTTTCTTATTGTTGGTTTGATGAAGATAGGTGCGCGCGTTTGATTAAATGTTTAGAGAACTATCATAAAAATTATAACGATAAAATGGGTTGTTATAGCAACACCCCGTGCCATGATTGGTCTTCTCATTTTGCGGATTCTTTTCGCTATATGGCAACAGCGAAGAGAGGAAGATTGCAACAACAAACAAAATTAACTCCCGAAAAAATAAGGGATATGCGCCAAAAACACATGGCAATAAAACCGATAGCAGCATAACAATAACAATTAGAGAGGAAGATATGGCCACAGAATATGATTTAAAACAAGAAATGGCGTCCCATTATAAAGAGAGCCAGTCTCTTTTTCAGCAGTATTGGTATCAGGCGGACCAAGATTTAAAAATGACGGTCGGTCAGCAAAATTATTGGAACCAATTGCTGGGAATAAATTCTAAAAACCAAAGACTATTACAATTTAATAAGTGCCTTCGGATTATGAATTTAATAGGAGGTTATCAAAGAAAAAATAGAAATGTTAGCATCTGTGTTCCTAGAGAAAATTCAGATCAACAAACCGCCGATCAATTATCTGGTCTTTTAATGTGGGCCATGAGCCAAGACGGAACATATGAAAAAATTTCAGAAAATTTTGAATCTTCAATATCTACTGGTTTTAATTTAATGCGAGTGTGGATGGATTTTCGCGATGATTCAAAAAATGGAGACATAAGAACAACCAGGGTTCATTACAATCAATTTCTTATGGACCCTTATTGGAGAGAGATGGATCTTTCTGATTGTAATTGGATTTGGCAAAGAACTTATATGAAAAAAGAAGCAATTAAGGCGATCCTTCCCGATAAATATGATTCTGAAATTGATAAAATGAAAAAAATAGACAAACATCGTGATGGGAAATTTCTATATATGCCCGAAAATAGGCAGCCATATAACGCAGATTTTCTCTCGTATGATGAATATTGGAAAAAAGAATTTGAGCCAACAAAAAAATTGTTAGATAAAAAAACCGGGGATGTTAGCGATCTTCCAAGAAAAATGGATAACGAAAGGCTGAAGTTTTTTCTTAAAATGAATCCCGATGTACAAATAATCACCGTAAAAAAACCTACCGTTCGATTGTATGTTGTTGTTAATGATCAGCTGATTTATGAAGAGCAGGCTCCATATGGAATTGATAGCTTTCCATATGTTCCTTTTATCTGTTACCACTTTCCGGATACCAATGATTATTCATATAGATATCAAGGAGTTATTAGAAATGTTCGGGATTCTCAAATAGAATTAAATCACCGCAGAAATAAGATGTTAGACATTATAGACAGCCAGATTAATTCTGGTCTTATTGTTAAAGAGGACGCTCTTGTAGATCCTGAAGATGCCTTTATGGCAGGACAGGGGCGCGCCTTATTTGTTAAAGAAACAGCCAATATAGCAGATGTACAGCCAATACCAGCACCAAATCTTCCTCCCGGTATGTTTGAATTACAGAAGATTTTAGATGATGAGATAATGAATATTTCAGGAGTTACGGAAGAGCTTTTTGGAGAGGCAGACGGAAGGGATACTTCTGGAATAATGATCCAGCTCCGAATGGGGGCCGGCTTAGTCTCTCTTCAAACGATATTTGATAGACTAAGATTATCGCAAAAAATGTTAGGAGAACTATTTATAGAAATGATTCAGGCTAATTTTTCTGCTGGCAAAGTTAGGAGAATCTTAAATGAAGAGCCAACGCCTCAATTTAAGGATCAAGAGTTTCAAAAATATGATTGCGTCATTGAAGAGGGACTGCTTACCAGTACGCAGCGTCAGCTCCAATTCGCTCAATTATTGCATCTTAGAGAGCTTGGAATTCCAATCTCTTCAGAAATCTTGCTTGAAACGTCTACTCTACAAAATAAAAATAAACTTATCGAAGATATCAAGCAAAAAGAAGAGCAACAAGCAAAAATACAACAACAGCAGATTCAACAACAAATGTATCATCAAGCGCTTCTTACTAGATCTGTTGAAGCTAAAGCACAAAATGATTTTGCCGCGGCACAAGAGCGTCAGGGTAGAACAATATCAAACATCGGTCTTTATGCTGAAAGAGAATCTGAACAAATTAAAAATATGGCTGCTGCCGCACTTAATAATGCGAGAGCGATGGCGGAAATTGCAGGATTAGAAGATGATAGAGTGATAAAACTTGCAAATTTTATATTACAACTTCAAAGAGAGCAACAATTGCAACAAGCAAACGTAGATATTAAGGGAGTTCAAGCGGCGGAATTTGTTGGAGAAGATGTTGATATAGCAAAACAAAAAACAAAGCTTCCAGAAACAGAAAAACCTCCACAAGAAATTTCAAGAGATGAAGAAATTCCTCTTGAATTTAGGGGGTAAACATTAAAATTAATATGTGTTTTAAATAAATTAATGACACATTCCATTGATTGTGCGAAAACGCGCAGCAACACAAAGGGGAAAAGAAATGAAAAATCTAAAAAAAGGATCCGGTAAACATAAATATGATAAAGGATATACCGGAGGCACCTCAAAAGCGGGCGCAGGCGATATGAGGGGTAACGATTTTGATAATATAAAAAATAAAATAAAAAATGACGATAAGAAAAAGATCGGTCGTCAACGATCTAATAAATATTAAATTTTTTAAACGAAACAACATTTAACACAGTGGCTCAAGAAATTGGGGAAACTCGCGACCAAATGGGTCGCGATCTCATGAAAAGAATAGAAAAAATCATCAACGACACCCGGGCGGATAAATATTATATATTAGTGCATGGGAAGCCCTTTCCAAATTGTTCAAATATTATTAAATTAAAATATATTACCATGACAAAAAAGCCTTCCATGATGTTATCTTGCATGCTTTTCGAAGTAGATAATACAAAAGGCTATCTAAAACTTTTATGGGCTCTCCCGGGTGATTGGCCATTAATTGTTGTAGACAAACAAGAACCTGTTCCAGAGACGATCGCGAGCTATGATCGTCTTGATAAGGTTATCAAACTTAAAAAGGCAGACAGATTCTTTGAAGAGGAGTTTGCTTAGGTGTCGCCGACCAATCGGGCGATTTTTTTTTGGCTGTAAGTGTTTCGCCACCACATAAAGGAGAAAAAATGAAAGAGGAAATAAAACAAGAATCGGTAGTGCATAAAGAAGACGAACAACCTGCTCAACAGGTCGCCGTTCAATCTTCTCAAGAAAACACAACTACAGATCAAAAGCCGCAGGAAAAACCCAAATCCGATCATGATCTCAATTGGAAAAAAGCAAGAGAGATTATGAAGGCGCAATCGCTAAAAATTTCAGAACTCGAAGCGCATGTTAATAGGCTTAATATGCCAAAAGAAAAAGACGAGTTCGAAAATGTTGATAAAGATGACTACATAACTTTTGAGCAAGCACAGCGCGTAGCTGAAAATGCCAACAAAAAGGTAGAAAAAAGAGCTCAGGAAATAGCATCTCAAATTGTCGAGGAAAGATTGCAAGTAGTTGAAGGTGAAAGACTCGAAGAGAAGACAAGGGCTAAATATCAAGACTATGATTATGTAATTGATAATTTTGCAATACCGATGATTGAAAAGAATCCAGCACTAGCGAATGCGATTAAATCTTCTCCGAATTGGGCTGAAGTAGCCTATAGGTTTGCAAAATCCTCTCCTGAATATGAAGCAGAATTAGCCAAGAGACAAAATTCCCAAAACCAACAAGATGTCGACAAGGTTTTAAAAAACCAAGAAAGGCCGATACCTTCAAGCGCTGCGGGATCTTCTCTTAAGAGTCAGGTAGAACAATTTGCAACCCTTTCACCAGAGGAGATTTGGAAAAGAGCGAAAGAATACGCTAAAAAAGCATAGCTAGTCAAAGGATTCTCTTTAATGGAGGATTAAATGACTATCACGACCACAGCCCTGCTTCCACCCCCTGTTCAGCAATGGTTTGATAATGTTTTGTTATCTAGACCTATGCCAAATCTTATTCATACTAAGATGGCAATGCAAAAAGAACTACCGGAAAGAAGCGGGAGAACTGTTAGATATCGTCGATACACCAATCTTGCCACAGCAACAGTACCTCTGCCCGATTCAGGATTAACTCCACCAGGGCAGGTTCTTAATGCTACTGATATAGATGCTACAATTGACTGGTACGGAACTTTCGTAACGATAACCGATCAGGTTTCGATTATTAATGAAGATCCGGTTTTAAATCAGTCAGTAAGTCTTCTTGCGCAATCAATGCGAGAAACTGAGGATGAACTTACACGTAACATGTTGGCGGCTACGGCTGCTGCTGTGAACTGCACTAATGGTGTAAATGGCGATAATCCTACAGAAATAACACGAGCAGATATAGATGTAGTTGTTCAAACGCTTCTTAACAACGATGCTATGTTCATTTCGGACAACATCGAAGGCGAGAATAAATTTGGCACTACTCCTGTTCGCGAAGCTTTCTGGGGGATGATGAGCACTGCGGTTCTTGATGATCTCGAGAACACAGTTGGATTTATAAGCCAAGCACAATATCCAAATAATATGAATGCGTTGAGATCTGAATGGGGTTCTGTAGGAAATGTTCGTTTCCTATATAGCTCACTTGGATCTGCAACAGCTTTAGCATCTTTGAACGGAAACACTGTTTACAATGTTTTTGTAACAGGCTCTGAAGCTTATGCTTGCATTCAATTAACAACTGAGTCTGCGGAATTTATATATACTCCTCCAGGAGGACCCACAGACCCACTTAGAAGATTGCAGCTTGGTGGTTATAAATTCGCTCAAGTACCTAGAATATTAAACGATGCGTGGATTTTTAATTTACGCTGCACCCACTCATAAGGAGGTAAATTATGCCTACTGCTGAACAACAAGTTGTTTATGGCCATTACACCTCTGACGGTGCGCCTAGAAATATAAATCCCGGATTTACTCCACATGATTTTCATACATGGAACGAGACTCAACAAAATTCAACTGCAAATCCATCTGTAAATAAAGAATGTTGGTATTTACACGGCCAAGCGGCTAATAGTGCATATACTATTAGAAATACGGCCGGAGCCGCTACTGATGAGCATCAATTTATTGCTGCCGGCGGTTTTAGGCCATATACTGGCATTGAAGAAGTATTAGATGGTGCTGTTGTAGGAACCGCCTTAACAGCGGCTACACCAGTAGTGGCCACTTCTGTGGCACATGGATTTTTGGTTGGGGACATTGTAAGAATATATACCACAACCGGGATGCTACAAGTGGCCGGTCTTGATTTTGTAATCACGGTAGTTGGGGGAGCTAATAATTATACTCTTGGAACTATTCCAGGAGCTGGTTTTGCT